ATTAGCTTTAAATGCAATGGCAGGTGCTGGTGCCATTGTCTTTGACAAAGCCCAAACCACGATCAATAGCCAATTTGAAGGTTATTATGTTGGTATTGCTGATAATATAAATCTCAACCCTGCGTCGGATTTCGACGCAATTACCCGCGCTTTTACCACAAGCCTTACTGGTAGTCCGCTTTCGAGTTACACTCAGATTCCTAACGGAACGCTTCAATTCAATCTCTCTGCTGCTTTCCTTGGTGCTGATAACAGCATCTCCGAAGTCATGGAGAACCTTACTGATTACAACATTGACGGTAGGGAAGATGATGACCTTCTGAACATTGGCGTATTCAAGCTCCGCAAGAGTGTGTATGCCACTGAAGCATTCAAGTTGGATTATGTATTGGATGACCGTATCGTGGGTTCCATTGATACTTTCAGAACTCAACTCAATCCAAATGGTGGACCATCCGTTCCATTCTTCCTTGAGACGCAGGATACCAATTCCCGCAATGTGGAAATCATGGTCAATCCATACATCTCCAACAAGTTCACCCAATCTTCGCTGGATGCCTCTGGTAATCCAACCAAGAAAATCCGTGTGGTAACTGATAGTTTGCTTGCCACTAACTATGCAAGCATCTCCGCTGCATTAGGTGTTGTAACCACTAACGCTACCACCCCACTTCTTAGTGCTAATTTAATAGTAGCCAATACACACGCACTTTCGGGTCTTAGGACAAGCGTTGGAGTCGCAAATGCTCTGTATCCACTTGGTGCTTACAATCCTGTTCAGATCACCGAAAAGATCATCGGTAATGTTCCAACCAAGATTAACCGCGCTCTGGAAAGCATCAAGAATGACGAAATCTATGACATTGATGTGGTTGTTGAAGCGGGTCTGGGAACGATCTTCACAATGGCTTCTGCTGCTGGAACCTATTACTATGATGATACTCTCTACACTACCGCTCTAAAAGCCAAAGTGGACTCCCTGAGAACTTCTCAAGATATTTTCTTAAACGCCACCGCAAGTGATCTTCGTGCCAATTACAGCGCAATCTTCAACCAATTCGAGAACTTCTGCAACCTTCCAAGTAATACGGGTGGTCGGGGTGATTGTATGTTCATTGCTGATCCAATTCGTCACATTGTTGTCACTGGTAGAAACACCAAGATTCTCTCTGATAGAACCAAGAACTTCCAGACGGATGTGTATTGGGCTATGCGCCACCAATTTGAATTGGAAAACACTTCCTATGCTGCCACCTATGGTAACTGGGTTCTGGCTTATGATGATTTCACAGGTGAAAAGGTCTGGCTTCCATTCTCTGGATACCAAGCTGCTATCATGGCTCGCAGTGATTCTGCGGAATTCCCATGGTCTGCTCCCGCTGGATTTACCCGTGGTCTAGTGACTAATGCTCTGGACATTGCAATCAATCCAAATCAGAAACAGCGCGATGAGTTCTACAAGATCAACATCAACCCTGTCATGTTCTCTTCCGCCCAAGGTGTGGTTGTCTTCGGTCAGAAGACCATGAGCCGCAAACCAAGTGCATTTGATCGTATCAATGTTCGTAGGCTCTTCCTCGCTCTGGAAAGACCTACCAAGAAAGCCGCACAATTCTTCGTGTTTGAACCCAACAACGAATTCACTAGAACTCGCTTGGTGAATGTTCTTACGCCAATCTTTGAATTTGCGAAACAGAACGGTGGTTGTTACGACTATCTAATCGTTTGTGACGAAAGGAATAATACTCCTCAAGTTATTGATACTAATGAACTTAAGGTTGATATTCTGATCAAACCGACAAGAACCGCCGAGTTTATTTTGATAACTTTTACGGCTACCCGCTCTGATGCGAACTTTGAAGAGTTGATTTAATCTTAGAAAAACTTCAATAAAACATTGACGTTTTTCTTTAGTCTGATACTAATTACAATAACAGAACTGTTACGCTTAATAAAGATATGAACAATAAATAATTTGTAGAACAATTTGTTTCTAACGGAACACCTTTCGGTGAAAGAAAGGCTAAAAAAAGTTTTAAATTAATATATCAAGAGATTGTTGATTTTAATAAAGACATAGAATGTAGTAATCTCGTTTTTGAATATAACAGACTAAATAATTAATGTGTATGAAGCCCTTCAAAACATCTATGCGGAGATGATCGGAGAATCAGTCGCTTCCCATGATTTCATGGATTATGGCGGCATTGATTTTCCCGATGTGACCACACCTGATGAAGATCAGCGTTACCAATCTATAACACCTGATATCCCAACAAAGATCAGTCTCCGTGACTATAACATGTTACAGATAGAGGAATTGAAAAAATATTTTCGATCCAAGATGAATCAATACAAGGAAATATCAGATGAGGAGATGAAACAATTCGTATCGGAACTTATATCCAAAAAACCGGAAGTTGTTAAGAAGGCACGGCTGCACATTGCTGCAAAAATGCCTCATATATTCAATTACACATAATTTGAACCAAATGACTAAATAATATTATGGCTACTACAATTGAAAATTTCATGAACATCGCTTCGCAAAAACAATTTGCGAGAGACTTCCTATTCCGCATCAAACAAATTGATATCATTGGATTATCTTTAAATGGTGATACCGATCTAATTTATGCTCGTAGCGCATCTCTACCGGGAAGAGATATCGAAAATAAGCAAGTCAACTTCAGTGGTCAAACCTTCAATTTGAATGGTAAATCGTCTTATCCGGGATCGGAGGGATGGAGTGTCGAATTCTATGTTGATCAGCAATTGGAGATTCGCACCAAGCTTGAACGCGCAAGCAGAGTTTTATTTGATAATAATACTACCCAAGGAAATCTTTGTATGCCGGGATTTGAATCCATTATTACTTTAGATGTGCTTCAAATTCCATGCCAACGTGGAAGTGGACCATTGGAAACAATCAAAACTATTGAGCTTGTGGGAGCATCCCTTAGAAATATCGGAGATATTGGCTATTCAATTGCAGATGGAACTGGTGAAATTCTTAACTTCACTGCCACATTTTCTTATCATTTTTATAACGGATTAGAATAATAACGTCTAATCATAATAGCCAGTTAAATAATAACATATGGCTGGTCCACAAATCAATGATTTCCTTCAGGCTTTCTCTGGTGAAGCTAAATACTGCCTATCGATACCAGTATTGTGGACTGTATCAATAGATGGTGTCATGGAATCATCAATAAATAGCGTTCTTTCGGACGCTGGACAGAAATGGAAAGCCAATATCTCTCCCAATGCCATGACAAAGAGCGGCACCATCCTCCCAGCGCAAGCGGTGGTGATTCCTCAAGAGAGTGCTAATTTCACCCCCATGGGAGCAGGAGATTCCTATGGTGGTTTCCTACCGGGGTATGCCATGACTTCTCGCGCTGATTTCCTCTCCCGTCAATTTTCCATCAACTTTCTGGAAACAAGACAGGATTTGGAGCATGAATTTTTCCGTCCTTGGCAGATTGCCATTGGCATTAAAGGTCTGATTGAGCGTGGGGTGAATCTTAAGTCCACGATTACCGTTAAGCAATACACCAATGATGGGCAGCTTAGAAAAGGATATCGATTCAAAAAAACTTTTCCCGTCGCTGTTGAGGGATATACGATGGATTATGAAAACACTGATTTTCCTATCAAGAGCGTAACATTTGTGTGTGAGGATTATGAACAGCTTTTAACAACTCCGGGGGTATCTTCATCTAACGAACAACCATCAAATAGATTACAGAATACACAGGAAAATTTTGATTTTAACGTCAATATGGGAATACCAACAGATAAAAACGGCAATCCTTTGAAGGGTAATGATTTAGCCAAAGCACAGGCAATCCAACAAAAAATAAAGGATCGCAAGGCTCGTAATCGTGATTTCTTCAGACCACGATGAAAATAAAATTCAAAGACCTCAAAGAAATCTCCGAAAATGGGGATGATTACCTGATCGATTATCTTAATCAATTTTCGGGAGATAATATATATGAAAAGTTGCTAAGTGTATTAACATGCTGGGAGCGTGATGTTTCCTATGAAATGGGATTCAACGTGAAAGAGAAAAATGTGAAGGTATCCCTTTCATATTTCATAAAAGAGTTTGAGAATTGGGATAAGGAACCACTGATTATTAAAACCGATAATTTGGAATTTGAATTGGATGTTCCCCCCCTGTTTAAAAAAGATTATGACATTTTCTCCATATCAGAGACGATACGAAAGGTGAAGTATGGGGAGTCCGTTCTAGATTTCGTCAATGTGGGGGACAAGGCTTCCCTGATTGAACAGCTTCCAGCATCTACCTATAATACACTGATTAATGCTATTCTTAAAAACAAATCCAAAACAATTTTTTTTATCAACTCATCCCTGAAAAACATAAATATTAATTTCATGGGAAATGCTCCATTCAATCTTTTAAAGGGTCTTTGTCACCCATATGGGGAAGATTACTACCGTGACATCATTTACCACTTGTCGTCCAAGATAGACGGCAATATCCTCCTAAATTCCACCATGCGAGACATTGATTATTATGTGGACAAGCTCAATACCGAAAACACTTCTGAAAAAAAATCAGAATTGGGTTGACATCGATATGATTAATGTTAAATTCTTTTATTATGAACGTAAAGCACATCCACCCGCCCATCTCAAACTCCGAATTCAAGAAAGAAGCTGAAGGCGGGTTGGATGATGCGGCTTGTTGTGCTTCTTATTCTTGGTTGGATTATGTGAGGAATGGTAGTCTTGGGTGGACTGGTCAAATATTGAGATTGGTTACTGTTGGGATTTGGGTGGGGGTTGGTGGTTATTTGATTTGGTTGTCCTATCAGTGAAATTCCACCACACAGAATACATTTGTGAAATAGTCCCAAGCAATATCATACCCAAACCTATACTCATCATCAAATTGCGTTTGGAAATCCATTCCTTATAAGGTTCCGTCTCTTCAACATCACTCTTTCCATTCCATCCAGCGTTCTTGACAAATCAGATTCACCCACTTAAATAAACACATATGGAAAATAACGTTCAACAATTCCTTGACAGCATTCAGGAACTCAAGGCAAACAAATTTAAGGCATATCAAGCTTCAAATAAAAAAGAAGTGGATTGCTCTCCCCTCACTTTCAAGCAACAGAAAGACATCATCGCCACCGTAGC